CTGATAGTATTTTACAGTTAGATAATTATGATTATGTTAGCAACTACACTATGGACAATGTAACATATAAGTTGTATGTACATAATCAAAAATCTGGCTTTATTGCATTGGTTCCTTTGAATTAGGATGTTTGGCACACAACTTGCAATGCAATAAGTAGAAGCTAAATTGAATATTTTATCCCCTGACAAAGTAACACACAAAAGAAAACTTCAGCAAAGCATTTAAACCTTGACAAACTGAAGTATTATATTGTATATTATATGTAATAACTAATAAGGAGACATTCAAAATGACTTACAAAATGAAAACTTTCGTTATTATGTACAAAGGAAAAGGGCAATATAATCTATATCTAAGATGTGAACGTGGAAAAGGTAACTCGCTCAGGAAGAACCACAATTATTATAAAACCTATCCTTCTGACTGGCAAGCAGAACTAGCAGCGAAGATACTCGCAGAGGATAGCAAATATACTATAGAATATTAGGAGATATTCAAATGTTAAAGCAACCTAAAGTTTACGGAGTAGATTTCAGAAATGAGTCAGGTTTAATTTATTGTTACATTAACGGCATAAAACAAAGATGGGCTACTAGCGAAAACTCTCCGACAGCGCATCTACCAGTAACCTATAAGATTGAAGATGGTAAACTTACTTTCGATTATTATGTTACTGATTATGACCGTTACGTGAAAGATGAAATCACAGTTGATATTATATGCTAGAAGGAGACATTCAAATGATTAAGATGAGCAAGTTCAAAATAGATTATGCTGGGAATAATGTTTGGGCTAACAACAAACAGTTCATAGCTAAGGAGAGGACTCCAGTTCATTTTCAAAGAACGAGCATGATTCATTATCGTCAATTAGGCAATGTGCTAGTTCAGAAGACTTCTCCTAGAACTGGCTACATTGTTAAACTAGCATTAAACAAATAAGAAGTTGCCCTTCGAGTCTTTGAAGATTAAGACGATAACATCTTATTTATCAATAAGGTGTTAGGCAATAGGCTAACATAGTTTCATTCGTGTTAGGTTGCTATCCACAAGCACCTGTGGATTATATGAAGGAGACATTCAAACATCAAATTATCATAGGAGACTTATTTTGTAATCTAAAATTGTAGCACGTCATGAACGCTAAGTTACTAAGTTACTAGGATAACTCACCTAGTACAATGATATAATCCTTCGCGCTAGTTTAACATCATAGCGTATAAAGGAGCGAATAAGTTAAAAGGAAAATAGTTTGGCTAACTATTCAAAATAGCAGAATGTAGACAATTTCCTTTAGACAAATAGATTATCATTGTTAAGAATATACTTCATGTCAAGTGTATACAGCGACAGACATGATGATAGCATCGACGTTAAAACATAGCAACTTAAAAAGAGATAGCATAATAACTGCACTCTTGACCGTTCAAATTACATACGCGGTGCGATCTGCTGGTATTCTGCAGACGCCTTCCGCATAATTTGCAAGGGAAAATAGAACGCGACTAGGAACTAATACTCCTTTTTGGTTGACTATTATAAAGTTTAGGAGACTAGGACTGGTGTATTCAAACCAGAAGTTGACTAAAACAGACCTAGCTGCTCTGGTGTGAGATACACAAAAAACAATTTTAAGGAGACATTCAAAATGTCAGAAGTCCCAAAAGCAACGATTAACCCTGAAGTTACTAATACTCCATCAGTCACTGAAGAAGTTATCATGACTGAATATGAACGTAGAATTATTGACAAGGTGTCAAGTGAAGTTTGGACACAAGACGAAGCGGATAAAGCTATTAAAGTGTTCTCTTCGATTGACAAAACCTTGAAGACTTATCGTAACACTGGAATGAAAGTTAGTCTAGGCATTGGTAATATTCTATCGAATAATAGCTACGTAAACCTGTTTGATAATGCTGAAGACTTAACTCAATCATGTTATGGGCTTACGATAGGGCTAGGCCCACTTGCCAATATTGATAATACAGGCAAGTGTATATTCAAAGGAGACAAGGATTTCGTCAACCTTGTATTATCAGGTTATCCTACGAATCGAGCAAAAGAACTGTTTTTGAAGAAAGATAAGCTACTCGCTGAAGATAAACATGGAAAATCTATTATATCTAGGTCTCCATTTGGAATTGAGATTAACGATAAAAGTCTAAAGAATGCTAGGAATTTAGGAGAGTTAAAGGCTAGTATTAAGAACATCCTTAACCCCAATAAGGGTAGCAATAATGGAAGTTTATCTTCACATAATCTCTGGACGTCTTGCCGTAGTATCAGCAAAAAACTAGCTGAACTTGTGGATAGGCAAAGTGAAATCAATCTGAATGATGATGAAAAGAATATAGAAATCGCTGAATTTCTAGTAGAAATGAAAGAAGCAATTCCACAGTTACAACAACTGCTAGCCGATAAAAAGTAATATGTGCTAGTTAATAACAATGTAGCATAAGACTAGCAAACTAGCATAAGCTTATGCTACATTTATTAAGGAGACAATTCAAATGCTAGGGAAAAGAATGCTTACACCTCGACAGATTAAGTTAGAAAATCGTAGGCTCCGTTGTGATAATTGTCAATCAATCTGCAAGGTTTATGATGATGAAGAAGAATATGGTAATGGTAAACTTGTACGATTGAAATGTCCAAGTTGTAGTTGGATAAGTGAAGGGAAAGTATTTATCAAAGAGTTCAATCGCCTATTGCAAAATAGGCAAAGAGTTGGTAGAATACCTGAGTACTTAGCAGAAGAAAAAAAGATTAAGCGTGAGCAAGATTTAAAGGATTATTATCCATTATTAGCACTTAATCCAATGAAACCTAATTCATCTAATCCTAAGACTATAAAGGAGACCAGACGTGCTAGGCGTAAGCTCCTGAAGAAGAAAGGTCTGGTTCACGCAACAGGAAAAGTTGAAGTTATAAAATATTATTGAATACTAAGCATATGAGATTTAATTATCTTGTGTGCTTTTTTTAATGCCTATTACCATAAGCATAAGAATATTTTATCTAAATTGATTTATCCATAAATTTTGCTTATAAGATGAACACAAATGTGTAACACCATGTGACACTGTGTAAATATCTGCACACTGTAACACTATGTTACACTATCCTTGAAAGTCAATGATAATATATATCCTTGCGTTATTGACATTAAAATAATATCTGGTATAATAAGTGTAGCTAAATTGTGGATAACTTGTGGATAAGTATAAGGAGATTTAAAATGTTAGATAAAATAGTTAAAAAGTTAATGAACATTAAGAGTGAAGATATATTTGCGATAACGGTTGGTCTAATTATATTAAGTGGTATGATTTACTCTATATCACTAAGTATTCGCATGTTTTTGTAGCATGTTATACATCAATGGATAATTGTATCCCTTGAATAAGTATGCAGATTTTACGCACTAGATTAATCCGTAGGTCAATAATCTAGTCATGATATTTCAGTTTCAACAATATTATGGCTAGATTATGCGCTTAAAATAAAGGAGATATTATTAATGAATCATTTAACAAATGCACCTAAGAATCATGACTTATACCATCCTTGCTCATGTGCAGGATGTATAATACAGAAAAGTATATTTCTTCTATGCAAGGGTAAGCCCCAACCCTCCCAAAGTTTAACAGTTGAAGAACTGGAATCAATGGGAGCTGTTGGCATTTATCGCGCGGATAAGGAGACATAAAAATGAAGATACAAAAAGGTATCACTGCGACACCAGTGATTAATTTCCCGGAACCCAAGATAACAATGGCTTTCACTTGTTGTTGTATATGTGGCGAGAAAACAGGTGAACCCCAAGGTCCCTTTGCTTATAATCTAGCGAGCAAAGAACATTCAAAGTTCACAAGTGCTCATCCAGAATGTATCACGAAGCACAGGGATGGACCTTTTGAATACTTTGTCTCATTCACCAAAAATATCAAGAATTCTAGAATAGGAAAAGCAGGATTATCAGCGAATCCACATATATTAGAATTTGTGGATATAAATACTCATGAATGTTTTGCCACATCTCTATGGGTAAAGGAGACATTCAATGATAATGAAAGATGGTTGTAAAGTAAGTTTCAAATCAAGTGAACCAGAACCAACAGATGAAGATTGCATATCATATTTCGCTAAATTAGAGAAGGGAAAATTAAACAATTTAACTTTGATGTATAAGGTCCACAGAAAGAAAGGAGAGAGTATCTTGGAAGCATTCTACAATGTACAGAATACTTACTTAGAAATATTACTGAAATCGGTAGATGATTTCCATTCATTTGAAAAATGATAAAGCGAATAAACAAAGCTCCAAAAAGCTGTCATTACGTAAGAATGATAACATCAGGTTCTGATATAAAGTCAAGTTACCGTTTACTGTATAATCAGTGTTCTTCACGTTCAAAATTAGTAATTGCCAGAAAGTTAAAGAACACTAATTATGATTTGTATCTATCTATATGCAAAAACTAGCAATAAAAAAAAAGGGAGATTGATGTCAATGTTAGAAAATAGGTTCACACGAGATTTCATTGGAGTAATAATGTTATGGTTGGTCTTATTGTTGCTATTACGTTTAGTCCCCTTATTACGCAAACCTCCACCTGGCGAATTTGACGTAGAAGCCTTCTTAAATCTATCACATAATCCTCATCCAAACTCTACCGTACCTCATATAGAATCATCTACTAGTGGAGAAACTATTATCATCAGTAAGTTCGATAAAATGATAAAAGAACATTCTACAGCGAATGGTTTTGATTGGTTATTGATAAGCGCTCAAATATCTATTGAGAGTGCATTTCTCCCTGAAGCTGTGTCACCTCGTGGTGCTGTAGGTTTAATGCAGATAATGCCAAGTACCGCTAGTTGGCTAGGAACTAATCCTTCGCTCCTTATCGATCCTGAAATTAACATTAAGTTAGGTTGTTATTATAATTTCAAGATATACGCTGAAATTGCTAGCGACAAAGCTCTGGCCTTGACAAGTATAACAGAGCGAGAGAAGTTATCACTTATGTTAGCCAGTTATAATTCTGGTCCTTACAGAGTAAGAAAGTTAAGGAATAAATATAAGACATGGAACCAAATAGAGCCTCATTTACCAACAGAGACAAGAACTTACGTCATAAACGTGACGAATAGATATTCTGAATACCGTCGTGCCCAACTAGTCCAAAGTGGTAAAGATCTAAATATATTATAATAATAAAGGAGACAGATAATGAGATGTCAGAAAATCAACACGAAGTTTGAGGCTGCTGGTAGAGTTAAGGTAGCAGTCACTCTAATGTCAATGTGGAGCGCTCCTGGCTATGTCCCATCAAGTGGAGTACAAATAGCCTTTATCGTAAGAGCATCTGCTGGTGAACACGAGGATACGATAGAGAGCATCGCTAGAAAATCAGGCAAGAGGATTAAAGAGGATGATTTATTGGATATAACGAAAGAACGATCCCATAGTGGCGTATGCACCTATGAGTATACAAGGGGAACGATAGAAATTCCTGCAAATCATGTTGTGGTAGAAGTTGGTAGTACCGATATTTGTACTAATAATAGCATACAGTCATGGGTAAATATACTAGATAAGGAATCTCTGAACAAGTATTATTTGGAACTGTCCGACTATTATGCTACATTAGCTACAGAAGAATAAGCATCAAGATTATTTAGTGCTAAGAAAAAAAAGCAACGCTACTTACAAGCAAATCACTAGGCATAATCATTATTAACTATCAATCCTATAAGGAGACAGTCAAATGGCAACTGGTTCACACAAGAACTGTGCATGTTTCAGGTGTGAAACTGAAGACGCTTGCTACATGAGAGATTGGGAGAATTGCAAGCCCTGTGGTTACACAACAGGTTATATGGGCAATATTCGTAAACCTTATGGTTCAGACCATTACCGCAAGGTAAAAGATATAATACGAGATTCCGAATGTTTCACGATGAAGCAACTATGGGTTTTCAATCGTCGTGAGCTAAAAAAAAGATACATCATTTCATAAATTATGATAATAATTTTGCTAGTTAATATTATTAAACAATTAAGGAGACAGATAAAATGTCAGTTAAATTAGGGTTCAATCATTATACTTCAAAAGTAGCCATAAGCTCAATAACTGTTGAAGATTTAGATGTAGTAGAGCATGAAGTAACAGTGCTAGAAGAGTTTGTATCATTTAAGTCCAAACAGTTAGAAGACCATGCATCAATGCTAGATTCAGTCAAAGCTAGCATAGCTCAAATGGAAGCAGAAGAGCACGCGAAAATTATCGCTGAAGAGCGTTTACATTTAGAGAATGCTCAATTGTTAGAAGATCGTGCTACTCATTTGAGCAATGAAGCTATATCGCTAGATGCTGAAGTGGCTGATGTTGAAAAGGAGTTATCAAGTGCGGTGGAAGTTCAATTAGAAATAAAGTTAGATTTAGATATAGCTTTTGCAGATTGGTATAAACATAGCGAAGAGTACTTTCATTCTCAAACAGTTTATACTCAAGCAAGTATTCTCCAATCAAATTTACCTGAAATAACACAAAAGCAAGAATCTAGCATAATCTTGGCAAAAGAACTAGCATTAGATGAAAGCGCTAGAGTTCTGCTAGATATTATCCAGGAAAGTTCTAGTGCTAGTTCGGACTGCATTAATAATTGGTATGATGAACTAGAAGTACTTAAAGAGAAAGCACTTTCTTATGGTCTGTATAGCTCTAACAATCCAGGAGAAATTATAAAGCGCTTAAATTCAGTTGAAGAAGCGCTATGGAAATTAGAACAGAATAGTGTTAAAGGAGAAATAGAAGCGCTAGTAATCATGATGGAATCTAAAACCAAAGTTGATAAAGATACAATAAGGGATTTTAGAGAAGAGATAAAGTCATTGCAAGATGATGCGAAGGAATACAATGTTTACACAGAGTTATTGTATGCCTGGCAAGTGCTAGATTCCATCAAGCCTGTTGAAATGCAAGAAGCAGAGAACCAAAGGCATGCTAGAATGCTAGCGAATAAGCAAGAAGCGCTAGTTAGGGAAGAAGAGCATAAAGCTCATTCAGTTATGTCTCATGCTTTTAATGAAGCGAGAGACCAATCAGAAGGATGAAGAGAATAGTTCTCCAGACTAGTCTAATAAATCATGCGGGATTTATGCTAGTTGGACTAGGCATAGGTTGGATACTTCATCAATTCATGTAGATAGGAAAGCTAGACTTGTCTCTGTATGTTGGAAATGAGATAATCTAATTATGGAACTCAAAGGAAAGAAGAAGGAAGGAGCATTGAAGCTAGATGCTAGAAGATTGGATTAAGATAGGAAAACGAAGACGTAAATTGATAGATAAGCTAATTGCTCTAGATTCTCGCAGGAGTTTAGAGCAATTATCGAAATGGACTGTTAGTAATTTAGAGAGAGAATTATTTCTCTTCGAGCATTGTCCCAACTATATCCCCACAATTTACATTCAAGATAACAATAAGTATCTTTCCGTTAAGAATGATGAAAGAATAACTAGATTGATAAATCATGCGAAAGCAAATAATATTTGGGATGAATGTCCCAAGAAAGGAAAATGGGTATAATGAATACACCCGCTAGGGGCGAAGCAGCAGTTCCGAATAAGTATTATGAACATAAGATTCATGTATCTCATTTATATAACATTTATGAATCAACTAAAGACTTATATAAATGTATGATTATCGTAGAGAAGTCTGAAGATAAAGCTAGCTTAAAAGCAATGATTCAACGAAAGGAAAATCATGAAACTAGCATTTGAATTAAGAACAGAGTTGTTAGCAATTAGAGATGGTGCTGCTAATAGTTTATCGAATAAAGAGATTGTTGTAGCACTAGATCAACTGTTATACCAGATTGACATGGACGAAATGAATGATTTAGAGAATTTCCTTATAGAGCAAGAATTTAATGCTACATTTGGAAATGGCAATAATCCATATCAGGAAATAGCCTTTCAGGAGGTTCCATTTTATGAGTTATCAAGTGAATAACCTAAAAGTAAGATTAAATATTTCAACAAATAAGTGGATAGTTATCACTCTTGACGGAAGAATACTAGAAGAATTCAGGTTCGAACCAGCAGATGCTATAAGGATGCTATATTATTCGCTCAAGATACCCATGACTTCTTGACCAAGGTGGGCAAGCAACGAAAATATGGTTTCTACCAATAGGAGATATTCAAATGATGGATAAATCTGTAGCACAAAAGATAGAAAGAATAAAGAATGGAATAGCAGATGATACTGATGTTATAAGAGACTTGCTAGAACTAGCACTAACTTCATTACCATATTCATATCACGAGCATGATAACTCTTGGGCTTGGTGCTGGGAAGAACTAAGTAATGATGCACAAGAGTATGTACTAGAAGTACATTCCTTAATTAGCTTATATCTTAAATGGAAAAAGGAGACTAATAATGAATAAACCATTTGGACGAATCGAAAACTTGGGAAAATTTAGCCAAGTGCAGATATTTACTAATCCTGTTGACACAGTGACCATCATGGCATATACACTCGATGAGAGCGACAGGAACTATATGAAAAGCGAAGGTGGAATTGCCTTATCACCAGAAGCAACACTATTAGTGCTTAATATGCTTAAGGAATGGGAACAATATGCTATTGAGCATAAGATATTGGAGAAGGAGATATAATTATGGATGAAAGAATTGTATGCTACATTGATGAAATAGAAACAGAAGTAGATGAGATAAGTGGTAATGCTCAAAATATAGAGATTATTACGGAAGATGGTCGTGAATATCGGTTATTTAAAAATCATGACGATGCGAAGACAGAAGTTAGGAATTATTGGAATGATACATCTGATAAAGAGTTGATTGCTATTATAGGGACCGAGAATATTGCAAAGATGTTAAGATGGGGTGAATCATTAGATGATTGGATTGAAGCACAAGACGTAGAAGCTCATTTAGCTTCTTATGATGGTGCAGAGCATGAATTCGAGAGTGAGCATGATGAATTATGTTATTATACGCTAGCATATCGAATTGAATAAAGAGACATTCAAAGATGGATGGATAATTCCTTTATTCTCGCAATGAATGGAGTTATCCTAATTATTATAAAGGAGATATTCAAAATGTTATTAGAAGTAATCACAGAATTATCTGGTAATACAGCACCTTATTTGTTTAATGTCACTCATTTAAGTTCCTATCCAATGAACTTGAAGAGTACACTAGTGCTAGAAGGAAATTGGAAATTCGTCGCAGGTGACTTTGATAAATTCATGAACGATGAAGCCATATCCATAAGCAACAACAATAATCTCATCATAAATAACAAGCGTTTCTTTAGCTCAAATGTAGCAGAATGTAAATATTGTGGAACAGTAATTGAAGATAATAATAGCTTATGCTATAATTGTAGGGAGAATAATGATCGGATGTATATGCTAGTTCGTGAAGGGCTAGCATATTACAAGTATGATAAAGGAGATATGGTATGAATAAAACAAAGATTGAGCAGTTAATAGAATTAGGTAAAGGTGCTGGCTTTTATGTTGCTAGTTATTCTCCTGGTGATGGAGTGACTAGATACAGGTTCTTTGATGATGAAGAACCTTGTGATTATTTTGAAGGTTATGGATGTTGCACAATCCTAGGCTTTAGAGAAGCATTAGCATATGCTCAGGGTTGTCATGATGGTTACTTTAGTAGAGATTGCTCAAAAAGCGATTGACGAAGTATGTGAGTAGTCTACAGTGCCTTATAAGGAACATTGATGATTATAATTAATTTATATATAGAGAATATGTTGAACAAAAGAAGGAGACCTATCATGACAGGATATAAAGTATTAGTAAAAGGAGAGAGCAGATTCACTAGTAGAAGAAAAATAGGTAAATTGTATTCTGCGATAGTTACTATAGAAGGTCAAGTAGAGTATAAATTAGGTAAACGAGTTTATCCTAAAGAGAATTGCGGACCTCTCTGCGTGTTTCCTCATATTGAAACAGCACAGCAATTCATAAAAGCCTGGACAGAAAGTCATGAAGAATATACAATATTTCTTTGTGACTATGATCCTGATACGATAAACATTTCCGTGTGGACAAGTACAAGGGATGAATTTATTCCTACTATGCAAGGAACGATTTTAGCTAAAAGCATCAAAATAGAAAGAGCACTGGAAAACTATTCAAGGCGATTGTATTGTAGAAATAAAGGTGAAATTTTTAGAATATGTTCTATACGAAAAGGAAACAAGCTTAATAGGAAAAGAGTAGTAGAAATAGTATTAGTTTAATAAACAAGGGGTGTATATGCTAGTTCGTGAAGGACTAGCATATTACAAGTATGATAAAGGAGACTTGAATGCAAGGATATAAAGTGGTAGTAAAAGGCGAGAGCAGATTTGCCAGTAGAAGAAAGATTGGCAAATTATACTCTGCTGTGACAAGTGGCGAGGGTCAAGTTGAGTACAAAGTTGGCGAACAAGTTCATCCGCAAAAAGGTTGTGGTCCTTTATGCGTATTTAGTAGCATTGAAGCAGCACAGCAATACATAGGTAACTCGATACTAAGTGATATACGTAATCGTCATTGCTCTACAATATATCTTTGTGATTATGTTCCGGATGAACTAAATATTTCAGTGTGGACAGTGACAAGAAGTGGGCTAATTCCTGACATTACTGGAACTATTTTAGCTAAAAGTGTAAGGATAATAAAGGAGATATAGCATGAATTTCGAAAACTTGGCTGGCAGATCTGACTGTGATGTGTTTATGAGGACTGAGTTAAAGGAATCTGGAATAACAATTATAGAAGAGGTTATCATCAAGAACTCTGAGGTTCCATATTCGCTTGTCGGAGCTCTTGGTGGAGATGGTTCTTACGCAAAAGACCAGATACAATTGAAGAATTTCAAGTTAAACACTGTTGACTCACTGAAGAAATATTACTTCTCCTTCATATTCACGCGCTGTTGGTATTACTGGAGTGTAAGTGGATATGTACCACTTGAAGTAGCAAGTAAGTTATATAACGATTCTATTGGCAGTAAATATGTAAGAGTAGCTGGACATTGTGGATGTCCTAGACCAGAAGAATGGGTCTTGCCATATAAAATATGTGGTAAACGTGTTATAGATTCATATCACATAGATACTCAGTCTGGTTTAAACCTGTTTGCATGTGAGATTAAACGAATGCTAGATAAAGGATGATAAAAGGAGATTAAAATTATGATTTCTGAGTACACCAAAGAAGATATAGACCAATATGTTTCTAACCACATCCCACCAGGTGATTTCCTACGCGCTGTATTGGAGAATAACCTAATGGAAGCGATGGGACGGGCTGACAAGAATAACCAAACAGCTATATTCGACATCTGCACATATATCTACAATCACGTTCCTTTTGATTGCCATGGGAGCAAAGAAAAAGTAGAAGCGTGGTTAGCTGATAAAATAAAATCAGGAGATTACATATAATGAAGAGAATTGAGATTTATGGCAAGGATAGTGATTGGTGGAAACCATTACAGCAATGCTATAAGATAATGAATGATGGTGAAACTGCTGAATTAAGATTTGGTAATCAGAGAACTAGTCTAACAATTTGGCGCAGCATCAATCCAATTAGTGGTATATGTAAACCTCAAAGATATATTTGGATTAGTGACGAAAATCCAAGAGATTCTGGTTTCAAGGAGACAAATAATTGAAATGTAATAAGTGTTACTCGCGAGTACTAGAAATGAGACTGATATACAAAGAAAAACAGATTTTCTTATTAGAAAAGGGAGTAGCTACTCTTAAGCAGAAAGAGAAGTCAAGAGTAACATCACATATAGTATGCGTACGTTGTGAAAACATAATGCGCGTACCTGAATATTTGCAACAAATAGGAGATTAATTATGTCAAGATTGTACAGAATGACGATAGCAGTTTGCATAACTGATGAGGCAAGACAAGATAACATAATTGACGCAATTTGTGATGAATGGGGCATTGATTATTCTTATTATGATGAAGAGACAATGCGGTTCTTAGCGATTAAGGAAGGACATCTCAGTAGTGAATCAGAACCAGAATTTGTTGATAGAATATCACAAGCAATTTGGAAAGCAAATGGAAGTTATTGTAAAATTGATGTATGTGTTACTTGTCTAGATGATTTACCATATGAAGAACATAGCAGAAATATTGATGATTATAATCAATTTATATCTAAGAAGGAGACCAAATGTATTATTACAAAATAGTGCGCGAAGTAGATGGAAAGAGATATTCTCTTAGCAAAAAGCTAGATAATTTGGAGATAGAGTACAAATTGGGAAGATACAACTTCCCAAATCTATTATCATCTAGGATATTTGTATATGCTAGTTGTCAAGATGCAATGACTAATTTAGAAGCAATAAGCAGCTTACCCTGGAGTTGTTATGAGAGTTATGAGCTATGGAGAATAAAAGCAATTGACCCTAGGAGAATGATTTATTATTGTGTATCAATGGATGTAGAAGACATCAGAACATATTGGATTAAATGGAGATTTTTGCGAAGCGCTTATAAGCATATATTTGGAAATAGATATACAGGATGTAAAGCTATTAAACTAGTGGAAAGGGTGTTATAATGAGTATGAAATTCAACGACGTTGCCAGAAGAATAGAATTATTCATAGAAGATTTGCAATCCAATGATGATGATATAATTTATGCTAAAGAGGTGTGGGAGAAAAGTAGATCATTATCTCAACGCGTTAAACTATATAGCATCAGCTAAGAATGAATTGAGATTAGCTAATAGGAGATATGAAAAATGTTAAGTCAAAATAAGAAGATAGAAGTACAGCAACAATTAGAGAAATTTAGAAATGATATTTATATAAGCTGGTTACAATCACTTGATCAAGCTGACAACTCTGGTTCTATTAGTGATGACATGAAGCAAGAAGGCAACTGGTTACTAGCTAAAGCTATAGTTGATTCTTTCTGTCGAACTAGACCATATTCACCGTTAAGTGCTAGTACTAAAAAAGAGTTTGATAATTTGTATCATTTTATTTAAATGAAAGGAGATTAAAGGAATGGATAATCTGTACGATTACGACTTGGACACAAGCGCTGAAACATTCGAAGATTTACCAGAGATGGTTCAAGAAGATTTGACTGCATGGTTTAATGTGAGAAAATTAGACAATGAAGATGATAAAATACGTCTTTTAGATTTATACCAATCAGGAAGATTTGAAGCATGGGATTGCCCTGAATGCCCCAATGAAAGAGTTTACAAAGGAAATCCTGATTCATACAATCATTTTCAAGGAGTGCTTAATCAAGATTTCTCATTCTTTGGCAATAGTGACAAATATACTGAAGAATATCTTGAACAAATGTGTGATTCTTGCAGGATGCAATAAATAATAAGAACTCGCAAGGAGCAAATCAAAATGAAATTATGGAAGATAGAAAAGTGTGAGCAACATGAACGAAGCTGCGTATGTTGTGAAGGTGAAGGATTACATGTTTATCATACAGAACATCAGGTATTATCATTAGATGAACGCCTAGGGATTAGCATTACGGAAGATTTAGCATCGCTAAAATCAGGAGATAATATTCTATTACGCATTACTCTCTTAGATGATGATGTAAAGATAGAAGAAGGGACGTAATATTATGAACAAAACACTAACCAAACATGTTGCGGGCATTCTCGATATTTCAGAAGATGATGCTATGCAATGGATAGACGATGATAAAGTAATACGAAAATGGATTGCATCAGAAAGTAGTACTATTGATAGAAGCAACATTAAAACTAGCGCTATTGTTGATGATAAGCCTATTGATGTTGAGATGAGTAAACAATCTAGCATAAGTGATAGTGGTGACAAACGTAGCACATTCTTGATAGATGGAAAGTCTGTAAGGCTAGAGACAGTTTTCAGCCTGTGGTTTGATGCTACAGGTTGTTTGACCAAGAAAGAAACTATTCAGAAGTTTATAGATGGGAAAACCAAGGCTAGAAAAGGTTTACAGGGTTATCTAAAATCAGCTAGCATTGAAGATTTGGATACCTTTGTTTTATTATTTAATTTGTTACTATCAGAGAAAAAGCTAACAATAAATAATGCCACTAAGGAGATTAAAAACTAATGACTTGGTTAGAAAGAAAGGGACCCTTTGTCTCATATACTGAAGAAGCATGCCCTAAATGTAATGGTAATTTGATAACTTTTGAGATACCGGTGTCCAACATAATAATCACAGAAACATTTTGTGAAGGTGCAAACTGTGATTATAAAATAACAAATTCTGTCGATGTGATAGGAGACAATCCAAATGAAATGTCCAAAGTGTAAAACAAAAGGTAAACTCTATGTCATAGACGAAGAGATAAGCGAAGGTCAGACACATATAAGAGATGACGATGTTATTGATTATACAACATATGTATCAACAAAATGCTCAGGTATCCGTGCCTCTTGGATAAGGTGTTACGCATGCCGTGAAGAATGGTATTTTGAAAGAGATGTGAATAACAAACTATCAATTGTGGGACTAAGGCTGTAAAGCAATAAGGAGAATGCCAATGAAAGTATACACCAATTCAGCATTGAAGACTTATCGATTATGCCCACGTAAGTATTATTATGCTTACGAGTGTCGGATTGAAATGATAGACCCATCAAGTAGGATAGCTATGGATAAAGGTACTGAAATTCATAGAGCTATTCAGGGAAAGTTGGCAGGTCTAACCATTGAAGAATTAGATATTGATCTGGTGACTTATCCAGAAATACTTGTGTTGTTTCAATATTATGAAACAGATGGAATTGATTTAATTGAAGGTGAAAAACAGCTTCATATGGTGATTCCAAACCAAAATGTAATATTAGCAGGTAAACTAGATGGTATTGTCAAAACTAGCAATGATGAAATCAATCTGCTAGAAATAAAAACTAGCAGGTTTAAGTTGACCGAAGATGAAGATGTGCTAGCTAAATGGGATATAGATAGGCAGCTAGGGATGTATTCATTGCTAGCACGCTCTAATGGTATTGAACATACTGGTATTATTGTAGATTATCTGCGAACACCTTCACTAAAGTGCAAGAAAGATGAATCTGATGAAGATTTCTTACAGAGAATTAACGAAAATGTAGCGGAGAATTTAGATACTTATTATGGAAAGATAAGTATACAAAGGACTGTTGAGCAAGATGAAGAATGTTTAGAAGAGACATTACAAGAAATAAGGATGATTAAATCTTGTATGTCACATGGTATATGGACTAGGACTGGAGAAGCTTGTAACGAGTACCACAAGTTATGTCCGTTTACGAGCTTGTGTCGAAGTGAAACTGATGTGTCTCAGTACACCAAAAGAGAGCATCAACATCCGGAATTAGATGCTAGTTTATTTCCTGAGATTGCACCTATATTTTAAGGAGAACTCAAAATGACAAAGAAGCAAGCAGATAAGTATATCGCGAAAATGGATGTATATTATAACAAAGAGAGAGCATTAAGCATGATACCAAGCATACAAGCACAGCTTTATGTAATGTGTGGTATGGAAGGATTAGGAATTGGTGGAGCGACACAACCAACAGGATTCTATATTCAGACAGGCACTATCAAATTGCCTTACAACCAGAAAGATATTAGATTTATCGCAAGGGTTCTATCTAAATTGATTAAGATAGCTGGGTTAAAAGAACCATTAAAGTTTAATACCTTTGATTATATAGGAGTATAAATCATGTTAAACCTAAGTAGTAAAATCTTGAGTTTACTGATGCATGAACATAGAGAGATTAAGAAATATTCAAGTGATGAAAAACCATGTGATGAAGAGTGGTCCAACCACATGGTCAGACGCGATGCTTATATTGAAGTGCTAAGTTTAGTGGACCAGTTTCTAGACCAAATCGAATGGAAATATATAGGAGAATGCACATGAAATTGAAATGCCCAAATGGATGCGAAGGAGACATATTAAGAAGAGAGCATTTCCATCTGTCAAAATTCTTCTTGATGCCAAAAATGAGCACCAATGATGGCGTCTATCTTGACAAAATGGATAAGATTTCCGAAGACGAAGGTGCGAAAGCAAAGTTCTTCTGTAGAAAATGCTTAAGTGAAATCAGTTTATCAGATGAAATAAAAGTACTATCATAACAAAAAAAAGGAGAAGTATAAATGGCGCAACAAAGTAGACAAGTAACAAAACCCAAGAAGTCAGTAGAGATTAAAGAGATTAGTTTGCCTATGGAGCCAACTGTTGATTTCAGTTCGGACCAACCAGAGATTATTATAATAGCGGGTTCCCCAAAAGTTGGGAAGACTTTTCTATCAGCAAGTTTCCCAAAAGTATTGATAGCAGATATGGAAGGTGGTTCCAGATTCTTAGAATACCATCCCAATAAAGCCAATATTTATGTACTACAATTGAGTGACCTTGCCGAGGTTCGAGGGCTAATAGTACAATTAGCCAAAGAGAAAGATAACCTTCCTTATGATACTATTGTAGTAGATTCACTTACTACTCTAGAACAATGGATTGAAGAAGAGGTTTCGAAAGATTTGAACTGTGAATTTGGTACAGCAGGTTATGGTGCTGATTATGGCAGCGCTAGAACCAAAATGATGAGAATGATTAATGGTTTCAAGAAAGTTAATAAGAGAATCATTCTTATAGCTCATACTAACATTTCTGCTGAACCAGGTACAGAGATAAAGACTTTGTCTCTAACTGGTAAAGTGAAGAATCTTGTGACAGCAGCAGCAGACGCAGTTGGTTTTATGGGATGGAAGAATGAAGAAAGAATAATATCTTTTGCTAGCACTCAAAAAGACGAAAGTGGTAGCAGGTATCCTCAACTAATTGGCAAGGACATTCCTGCTACTTATCAGGCATTCGCAGAAACAATCGGTGAGATTGAACCCGTGATTTCTGAAAAATTAGAAGGAGAAGATGATAATGAATAAACGTTTGGCATGGGAAGATGTAGAAGATGGATATCCAAAGTTTGAGAAAGGCAAGAAACATCATCGTTTACATTGGCAGAAATGCTTATTTCTAGCTAGTGATAATCAAGACGAAGCATATGCAAAGGTTGAAAAATATGTGTCAATAGAATTACCAAGCATAAAATCAATTCCTGGTTATATACCAATCGAGAAGGAGACAATTAATGACGTTGAAGAAAGCAGTTAAAGAACCATTGCGACTTAGAAATAATGATTTATCTGAACAATATTATGGTATCTACATGGAAGATTATGAAATTCATGATGAGCCCCTTACGATAGTCTCTAACGATTATGAGATAGTACAACATGAAGAAATAATAGACTCACTAGATTTAATGATTAAAAAGATTGACGCTGTGTTAGAACGCGATATAATTACCACTAATGATGGTGCTAGAATGTTTGCAAAATATAACTTGCCAAACGTTATAGAACCAGTAAAACATAATGATGAAGTGAATATGGGAATTTTGGTTACTAATTCCTATGATAAGTCAAGGTCGATTCAGATTAGAATTTATGGAATACGAATAAACTGTATTAATGTACTAAATACTAATTCTCATTTGTCGATGATGAAAACTCGCCATTTTAAATCTTCATTAGACAAGTTCTTTGAGATAAGTGTTCCAACATTTCTTAGTAAAAGCAATATGGAATTTATGTCGAATGTCCGATTGTGGCGAACATATGCAAATGTTCATTCTTTTGTGGACACAGAAACAAAGATAGAAATGTTAGGACAAATCAAAGAGTTGCTTCCAAAGAAAGACTTTGTGCCGATTGAAGCACAACTATCATCAGAGAGAAATCTATGGAATATATACAATATTCTAACGACAATGATGACTCATGAATGGGAGATTGAGAAACAGTTAAGGTTCGCAAACCCAATGAATGATATAATGAATGCGACTCTTGACGCTGTAGCAGAATAAATTCATTGCCTATTGTCGATGAGGTTGAATTGTTAGAGTTGATTAAGGTGGTATTCATTAAATCAACATTGCAATTCAATCTCGTTGATATCAGGAGGTGTAATTATGTATTTCAGCCCAAGTTGTGAATGTGGAACCAAACTAGAAGTGATTGAAAAAGTAGTTATTACAAATTGCTATGCGGTCAATTCAAATGGTAATCTCAAAAAGAAAGCTAATGAATACAGAATCATACAGGAACGTAAATTGAAATGCCCTAATTGCTGGAAAACATATCCGTTGTTAGTGACGACTCCCCCTGATGAATCAGGGGGCTTCTCAGGGAACGCATACGGCAACCCGTTACGTTAGCCCCTGAAGGCTCCGTCCGAGCCCTAAGTTTGATAAAATTATATCACAAAACACGGGGAAAGTCAAGAACAAAAAGGAGTTGTGTCAATTCCCCACCCGCTTAAAAGACGGGTGTCCCCTTGACACAAATACTATGGATAAAAATATGAGACCAAGGAGACCATAATGAATCAACATCAGTTCAAGAAATGGCAAATCAAAGAAGGATTAACTCTTTACAATACTAGGACTCAGTTATTATCAACTACAGATATTCTAGCACATATTATTAGGGACAGAGATCTAGCAGTCTTTATCCTTGATAGTATTGACTTTGACCAATTGAAGAATATCTCTATTCCGGAGATAACTAGCATATTAAACAGCAAGAAAAGCCACTACCTTATCGATGAAAAGATAAATTTAATAGCCGAACAAATTGTTTCAGCTATTGAATTAGGCAGAAAGGTGAACATGAAGACTAGCAATAAGGAAGTTGCACTAGACGACCCAAGAATTGCTGGGGAGTTTCTCCGAAATAAATTTGCAGATATATCAGGTTCTGAAGAACTAATAGGAGCGTTTTTAGATAGCTCATTGAAACTTATCAAATGGGAAATAGTATTTAGAGGCACCATTAGAGCCACAACTGTATCACCTAGAGAAATTTTGGTAAGAGCATTAAAATATAATGCGGAGTCTATCCTTGTGGCACATAATCATCCAGGAGGTGGAAGGGAACCGACAGGAGACGATAGAGGCGTGACCAATATAATAAAGGAAGGATGTAGATATTTGGATATTAGATTTATTGACCATCTGATTATCACTAAAAATAGTTGTTATTCAATCAAGGAGGATCAAGAAATTGAAAATTAAGCCATCAGAAGAACAACTAAGGATATTGAAATCAAATAGCTCTAACATTCTAGTTAGAGCTAAACCTGGGAGCGGTAAGACTAGAGTAGCTTTAGCTTCCGCAATGATGAAGGCGAAGAAAAATGAGAGAAGTTTATTTATTGCTTTCTCAAAGAATGCAGTGGACGAGGTTAAAAAAAGGATTGAAGAGAACAAGAATGGGTATGGCAAGCTAATCCAACCACTTACATTTCACGGATTAAGTTTAAGAATCTATCAACGGTACGATGGAACCTTGAAGCTAAACCTACAAGCAAGCAATAGAATTATCTGGGATTTGATTAAGAAATACGAGAAACAGAAGAATAGCACTTTATCTATATCATATAACTCAATTAAGCATGAATTCTCGAACATGCCTTTCTTGAATCAAGATGAAAAAGAAAACAGTCTCTACTGGGAAATCTACCGAGACTATGTTAATAGGCAAAAAGAGCTTGGTATAATAGATTATTCTAGTTTGCATCCACTCGCGTTAGGGATATTAGAAGATAATAACATTCTGGCAGAAGTCCAGGAGGGATTTGAGCGGATATACATTGATGAAGGTCATGACCTAAATAAGAAGAATATAAACTTGATAATCAAGTTATATAAAGAGAAGTTCTTTGGAGTAATTTCAGAAGAACAGAGCATCTATGGATTTAGACATGCTAAACCCGGTTATCTTTTACAATTTGCTAAGGAGATTAACGCTGAAATATTTGATCTGACCATTAATTTCAGGTCAGGGCAAAAGATAGTTAATCTCTGTAATGACATAATACGAGTAGCAGAAAACTCTTGTGAGTATATCCCCATGAAATCGGGGATGAGCATTGATAATTCAGAAGTTGAAGTACTAGAACCTTTTGAAAATTCTCAAAAGGAAGCTGAGGTAATTGCTTCGATGATTGAACAAGACACAGAAAAGTCTTTTGTGCTATATAGAAATCATTATTATTCAGCAGACTTGGAACGAGAACTAGCATATAAAGAAATTCCATTCTATGTTACAGGCGAGAAAGGTTTCTTCCAAGTAGATGAAGTAAGAGATCTAATAAGCTATATTACTTCAGCATATAAACTAGCACAAAGTAATCATACTAGCGCTATGGAAGCGCTAGTTCCTGTTCTCAATAAACCTTTTAGGTGGTTTCCTAAAAACATGGAAGAACAATTGCTAGATTATTATGAGAAACAAGACAACTTGATACTAGCGCTTCAAGAATTCTATAAAGGCACTAGCAGAAATCAGACTGGTGCTATCAATAGTGCTAGTAAAGAATTAGCTTCTCATTTAATAATACTTTCATCTTTCAGTTCTCCTGTGGATATGATAAAATATATCAGGGCGAATATGAAGTATGATAAATACATTATCAAAACCAAGTTTAATCCTGATAGTGAAGATGATCAAGAACTTCTGTCTACTATTGATAAATTCCAAGAAATAATAGAAAGGTTTGATAGTACAGAAGAATTATTGAAGTGGTGTGAAAGAATTAAACCTGTCAAAGAGCCTGAGAATGCTAAGACTATTCTCATGACCAGTCATGCTAGCAAAGGGAAAGAGATTGAATATGTATATGTTATAGGAAGCAATATGTACCCGTATCAACCGAAGATGAAATATAAAACAAATCTTGATATGGAAGAAGATCGAAGATTATTGTACGTAGCATGTTCTAGAGCTAAACGGAAAACAGTGGTTAGCGCTGTTAATAATCATTCCATATTTCTAAATGAAGGAGAGAATAATTATGAACTTAAATCAAGCATCCAAAGTATTGAACAAAGTATTGAATAAGCATGTGGTACTTTGTCCCTGCCACGATGATAATTGCGGTGATTGCAAAGAAATGGCGGAAGCTAGGCTAGTTATTGATAATATGCTAAATAGCATTAATAATTCAAGGGAGCAAGATGGCAACGAAATGAATTTATGTAAAGCATTCCAAGTTCTAAATAATAATATACCAGCTTGCCCCACCACCATTGAGTGCGATAGATGCGTGGAAATTAATCAAGCGCGAGAAGTAATAAATGATATGCTAGTTAGCATGAGGAACATGATGAAGCATGTTGCACCAAGAGACCTTGAGATGGAATCTTGTAGGGAAATAAGTCTAGGGCTGAAAGAGAGAGTGTATAATACAATAGGAGAATATGATAATGAATCCAATGATTAAAGAAAGAATAGAAACTCATAACAAGCATCTGATACAGGCTATGGATGAGATGAATAAAGCGTTTACTTATTATAAGCAGACCAAGAAATTTGATTTTAGCCATTTAATTGGTTTGGCTAGACTATTGACAGAAAACGTAATAATCTTAGATGAATACCAGAGATTAGAATATAGTTGTATAGAAAGGGATGAGGCAAATGAATCCTGAAATAATAATAGTTGAATTTAGTAAAGATGGTAAACCCTTCACTGTAGTTACTAAAAGTGAACATGGTGCTGGTTATGACATTTATGATTTTGAATGGAGTAAACAAAGTAATTGTTTATTATATCATCAAAGTGGTGGGGGTTCATGGCCTTATGGAATCACGGCAAAGGAATATTGGGTGAAAGCAGAAGCTCTGCCATCATTGGTGATAAATAAAATAAGAGCAAAACAAAGAGTTGACTTTGACCCAACAGATTTATTCAACGATAATTGGGGAGTAAGCGCTCAATGGTGTAGCATATGTGAAGACTTTGCGCCAACAGAAGAAGTGTGTAAGCACTTATGGTGGGATGGAGAAGTAGGGCTATGGCTAGAAATAAGAGCTTGTTGTAAGCAATTCGAAGATGAATATATCAGCATCTTTGGGCTCTATGATTTCGATGAAGAAAAAAGGATATTTTATCGCACAAAAGATGAAGATGAAGTAGCTCTATATAAATGTCCTTATTGTGGGAAAATGCCAACGATAACAGAGGAGCCATAATGAGCCAACTTATCAAGGAGCTTATACACCTTGCCAAACAGTCTATGAACTTAACTGAAGCAATAGAGAAGTTAAAAGAAATGGATCTAGCAGAAACATATGATTTACATTGGCTGCAACGTCATGATGGACAGGGCTATGATCCAAAAGATGATGAATTTAATTATTGCTACAAGTGTGCAAAGAAAATCTATGATTTCTTGATAGGTGTAGGAGAAAAACCTGTAGCACGGTATTTAGATATACCTGATTGGACAGGGTGTACAGAAAAGAACACAGAAATAAAAACAGATTGGGGGAACTGGGGATATGATAGTGTCCAATTCTGTCATCTCTGTAGTTGTATTCTTGATGTTCCATTAACTGATGCTGAAGAGGAAATAAGACACTTTGAATCCACAGAATCCATCAAGAATCCAGAAGAATATAGAAGGCTATTCCTTAATATGCTAGAAACAATTGTATACGTTGAGGAAGGAAACTTCCCAAATGAATTTCACACAGATGATGAAATTAAAGAAGCAAAAGAGTTATACAATAGGGCGATGGATTTATTACCTAAGTTAAAAGGAACTAATCTTGCTAGTTCTTAAGGTGGCGGAGATAAATAATGATAGTGAAAACAAGTAACATTAGCTACAAGGGGGCAAATGCTTTAGATATTACCGTCAAAAGTGGTGATAAAACATTTGCCCCTACTTGGGATATGGTTTATTATTTAAAAGAAGGAAGATTGAGTTGGGAGCAATACGAAGAAATGTATCAATACAGAATGCGAGATAGTTATAAGAATAACAGAGAGAGATGGGAAGAGATACTAGCTATGGATGAAGTAGTGCTAGTATGTTATTGCAAGGACGACAAGAATTGTCATCGTGGATTATTAAAAGAATATCTTATTAAATGTGGCGCAGAAGATGGAGGTGAAATGTAAATGTTTTGGACTCTAAAAAATAATGACAAGAAATGGCTAGAAGAAGAAAACTTAAGAGTTCATAGTGGATATGATACAATTAAAGAAGCAGAAAAAGAAATGAGACAAATATGGGATGAATGCAATCCATACATAAGCAAATTTATGGTTATCGTATCAAAAGAAGGTGTAACACAAGATATACCAGAAGGAAAGTATTGGTATGAACAAAGGCACTGTATCTTGGTTAATGATCCAGATATAGAAATGGAGACTACAATGAATCATTATGAAGGCTTATGATAATTTAAAGGCGCCTATCATCAACGTAAAGGCGGTTGAAATAGTAATTCAATACACCTCCTAAAAATATCATTTCAATAGCCTTCACGTTGATGCAATACTTATTAGAACAGGAGAAGGTGAGCCAATGATGAGCAATTTACTTAAACTGACTTGTGACACTTGCAATGAAACAGTTATTCCAGTAGAAGGTATAACATCTATATTAAGTCGAGGTTACTTGTGGCATACTAAATGCTGTGATTTTGATTTTGAAGATGGCAAACCAATAGTAGCATTTCTATCTAAAGGTAAATTGATACCCAACACTATTTTGCATCAAGAGACAAATAATGAATAAGGAAGTGATATAATTGGATAGAAAACAGACCAAGAAACTATGTCCAGTATGTCTTCATTATGGAAGATTCCCCAAAAATCTATGCCATTATTGTGGTATCGATGAAGGAATAATGCATATCAAACTGAGTGAACCAATAGAATTAAAGTGTGGAGGCAAGGAGCGCATGTTTCCAATAGATACATTTAAAATATCAAGGATGGGAGTGTTTGGAAAAATACACACTATTTGTATTGAGTGCAAAAAACAAGGTGAGCATTGTCATAAGATACTATGTTATAATATATTGATTCACAATAACAAGGAAAAGATTTTGAAGCACACAACTTTTTCTAATTAAACTAGCAGGAACAATTATTGTTATGATAATTTATGTCCTTATCACAAAATAAAAAGGAGAATCTAAATGGTAGAGGTAACTAAAGATCCAGAGATATACTCGATGTTGATAAAGGGTTTTGTAAGGCAACTACGACAAGCAGAGTACCTTGTAGAAACACTCGCTATCTGTGGTATTATAAGCGACTATGTTGAAAAATGGGCATTGGCAATGAAACTAAAATCAGAGATGGGCTTGACAGAGACAAAGTGAATTTAGTGAAAATAATGCTTGACATATTAACATATATATGTTATCATTTAAGTATGAAAACGAAAGGAATAAAACGAACATATTATATAACAGAAGAATTAGAAGATGGTATTAGAACATTAGCTTATCTGCGAAAGACAACACTTAGTGATGTTGTACGTGAGGCATTAAGATGGTTTCTTAAAGCACAAGAAGAAGAATTATCAGAAATGTCAGAAGTAAAGTTATTGAGGCGCGATGGTACACATCTTTTAGTAGGAGGTATAGAGAATGAGTAATGTAAAATGTTTAATAGAAGGTAGACAAACAAGAATGGGTGCATTAACCCAAGTCAAAGATAATCCTAACATAACGATAGATATAGTATCAGAATCCAAAACAGGTAATCATTGGACTGAACTTGTTTCGGGCAAAGATGGTACTCAATTTGAAGTTATAGATATAAGTAATTCAGGAAAACACAATTGTTTTATAGCTACATTAGATAATAAAGAAATCGACAACCATCACAGGGTATTCTCACAAAATATCCCATGTGAAATTTGTCAGGTGAATTGATGAGAAAGGAATGAGAGAATGTTCAAGAAACCAAATGTAGCCCCAACGCTCCAAGCATTTGATAATGGACTCATGGTAGCAGGTGATAATGGATTCATGGTAGGTCCAATAGAATATGAGACACAAGTTGTAAATGAGTTTACACACAATAACAGAAAATGTGTTGTAGTCAGAATCCAACTACCTGGCGTGTCAACATACCATAATGGATATGTTGAATGCAATGAAGATTTTTATGGTGATATAATTGGAGGTGAGGAAATAACCTACCAAGGTCCAATTGATGATGATGGTAATTGTTATATTGGATTTGATACCTGTCACTACTATAATCTAACACGTCCAGAAACACAAACTGCTGGATATGTGAAATCAAGATGTCAAGAAATAGCATATCAGCTAGGGAAGTTGTTACAGAATAATCAAAATAATGATTGACAATTAGAACATTATATTGATAGAACAGAAATATGAGAATGTGATAGAACAAAAGAGCATAGCACAAGGATTGAAAGGGTTGAGATGATTAAGGAAACTAAAGTGTCAAGATTGCTTCTGAACGAACCACCTTTAATTGTACTGCCACAATTAGCAATAAAGATAGGGCTAAACGAAGCAATTGCTCTACAACAGGTACACTACTGGATAAAAGGATATGAGATAGCGAAATCTGAAAGGCACTATCAAAGGGGTAGGTATTGGGTCTTCAACTCATATAATCAGTGGAAAACTGACAATTTTCCATTTTGGTCCGAAGCGACAATTAGGAGGACATTTAGTGAACTTGAGAAAAAGAAACTGATTTTAACTGGAACCTTCAGCAAAGATAATCGAGATAAAACAAAGTGGTATACTATTGATTATGACGAAGTATTGATATTGGAACAAAAACGTGTTAAGCAAAACCCGCAAACTCAATCACAATCAAGTGACAGTCCATCTGCTCAAATTGAGCAGTCCATCTGCTCAGATTGCACAGACCATCTGTCCAAATTGAGCAGTCCCAATAATGCAATGGAACATCATGCAACCCCAGACGTAGCCAATGCTTCAAGAGATGGCGCAAATATTGCGTCTTCAGAGACTACTTCAGAGACTACTTCAGAGATAAAATCATTAGTTCCTGTTTCTTCTAAAGTTAATTCACTAGATACACTAGATAGAGAATCTAAAAAAAATGATAATGATAATATTGAAGAAGAGATTTTTGGAAGTGACTTCAAAACAATTAATAACCCAGGTTCTCAACAAGATGCTGATAGTGAACCAGTAAAAGATAAAGAACAAACCCCGCCAAAAGAGATTGGAAATGAATATTTTCTCTCCATAGAAGAATGCTTGAGCAAAAAAACAGATATTCATGTTCCGCTCGCCTACAAGAATTTTGCCATTGTTAAGAAAATGTTTGAAGGTGGTGTGCCACTTGAGTTAGTTGTGAAAACAATTATTGAAGTTATGAGTAGAGCCAAAGGGAACAAGATAGTGTCTTTCAAATATTTTGAGGATGCAATATGGGAGAATTTTAATCGCAAGAAATCAAACAAAAACACAAGTCAAATGACCGACCATATGTTAGAACAAAGAAAACTAGCGAGAGGAGCAAAATGATGGCTGATTTTCACTACAATCAAAGAGCAGAAATGACTGTTATAGGTTCTATGTTAGAGGATAATAAAGTAATCCCATTGTGTATAGAAAAGCTAACCTCACAAAGTTTCTTCTTCAATCCTCACCAAATAGTTTTTGATGCCTGCACAAAACTAAACCACGAAAATAAACCTATAGATCCAGTGACCCTTTCAAGTACCTTAGAAGAAGGGGAATTAAACAGAATAGGTGGAATAGATTATCTATTTGATCTTCAAGGTAGAATTCCAACAACAGCTAATATAGAACATTATATTGATTTAGTCTTAGATTCACATATCAGAAGACAACTAGATATTGGTGCTAAACAAATAATCCAATTAACCCAAGAAGGATTAAGTATAGACGAAACATTGATAAATTCTCAAGAACTCATCTTAACTATTGGTTCTGATGTCATGGCGAATGAACAATTGTCAATATCAGATCAAGTAAATAATGCTTATGAGCACTTGTTAAAAATAGAAAAGGGAGAATATGTTGAAATCTCAACTGGTTACGACAAGCTAGATTTACTATCAGATGGATTTCATAGACAGGAATTTGCCATAGTTGCTGGATTAAGTAGCGTTGGTAAATCAGCTTTTATGCATAACATTATATATGATATTGCAATCAATAATAATTGTCCCGTGGTGTTATTCTGCTACGAAAGCAATCATGTACAAGTCATAAAAAGGATGGTATCAGCACAATCTGGAGTCGATATTCAAGCAAATACTAAGATGGCTGTATCTGAAGACGTAATGAACATATTGGCAAAGATAAAGCATTCTAATTTAATTATCGAAGATGTATGCCCAAGAAGCGTTGAATATGCTGTGGCTCATTGTAGAAGGCTCAAATTAGAATACCCTGATTTGACATTGGCGGTGTTTGACCATATCCATTTAATGACAGCGGATGTAGGTGGATATAGTAATTATGAACGTGAAGTGAGCAAGATTTCAGCGACACTAAAAGACCTAGCCAAATCACTCAATATTGCAGTGGTAGGTATATGTCAAATGTCGCGTGCTTCGATCCGAAGGGCAGATACTAGACCAATGCTGGATGACCTTAGAGCATCTGGATCTTTAGAACAAGACTCAGATTTGGTGATGTTTATATACAGAGAAGATTATTATGATTCATTCACAATTTCCCCAGTTTCAGCAACAGAACTTATAGTAAGAAAGAATCGCAATGGCCCTATAGGAACGATTAACTTTGAATACAATAGAGCGCTATCACTATTCACGGAGACAAACATATGAAAAGGTTACCATTCTCACTAATCGAAATCTGCCAATCATTAACCAATGAAGGTGAATGGCAAACAGCAAAACTTCAACTAGCAGGTAATAGATTTGCCAGATTATTCATTGCTAATACAGGCAATGCTTATAGCATGGCTATCAGAGTTTATGACAAGAATGACAAAGTAATAGAAAATCCTATACTAACATTAGATGTTCTCAGAGAAAAGTTAGATGGAGAACGAATAGAGAGTCTAGATAAAGACACACTATATATAGTTAAGAGGCACAATCGAGATTGTTTAGCTTATGAAGAAAAAGCCAAGCTTGATGATATGATTTATGATATAATTGATAACACACAAAAACAAAAGGGAGAATTATGAACATATGGGTAGTAGAAACATTTGAGAAAGAAGAGTGGATGCCAGCGCTTCAAGATTGGAATGGATTGTCGGGAACTTGGCGAACAAGAAAGTACGCAGAAGACGCTATGAAAGAGATGAAATCATGTCAGCCAATAAAGTATTACGATATCAAGTATCGAGTTGCAGAATATATTAGAAAAGATTGACGAAGTAGCGTAAAATTTGTGATATAATTTATAGGTACCGCGCCTAAAAACCTCGCCTTTCAAGACGGGGATGTGAGGCGTTTGCCACCAAAGCCCACCAGCTTGTGGCAAACACAAACTAATAGGGCGGGGGCACCGCCTTCAGGGATAGGGTAGCACTAGCGCCCTAAGTGAACTGAGAAGCCCCTTGATAAATCAAGGAGAGCTGTCACCTAAACCATCATTGAATAAGGAGAACAAAGAATGAATGTATACAAATGCATAGCCGAAGATTGTTACCAGGAAAAATACAATAGTTTCTCAGAAGATTGTTTTGAACTAGTAATAGCAGAAACAAGAGGAAAAGCGAAATCATTAGCTCACTCTTATTTAAAAAAGATGGGTGGTTTAGCATATTATGGAGAATTTACTGACTGGAGAGTTATGCTAGAAGCTAAGAATATCAATTATAAAGAAGAAGGAATACCTGAAAATGATTCTCCTATTTGGTGGATTGGACTAAATCTAAGAGAAATAATGCAAATGTTTATTGAAGATACATTATATGATGCTGAAACATCTTTGAAATATCTAGATGAACATTTGGAAATTCTCAATCAATTAGAAATGATCACCGGATAAGCATCAAGGTAATCAATTTGATGCCTAATAACTCAGTGGTGTGATTTCATGGCCATCTGATACTATTATAGTCAGGTGGTCATATAAATTCAATGGAATTGACATATGGAAGGAGATGAACTTAATGAGTTATTATAATGAGCTTGAAATAGTTGCAATAGAATTAGATAATTCAGGGCAGAATCCTAGAGTGGTATATACCCATAAGGAAGGCAGATATACTGAGTGGGAATTCGAGTATAGTAAGAAACATGATTGGTATTATTATTATTGCATAGGTGACCATCCTATTTGTTACTATATTCATAAAGAGCCTATACTGTTTGATAGCACGAAATATTGGGTAAGTAACAAATTAGACATTCCAGTCATCGAAAAAGGGGATTGTGAAAAGATAGAAATATTATCATTTAGCATTGATAAACTTTTCCCCAAAAAAGCAGAAATAGATTCACCACCCGATTGGTGCAAGATCTGCAAGGACTGGTTTCCTTGGGACAATTATTGCGAGCATCTATGGTGGGATGACAATGAAGGTTGTGCAATTCAATTGTAACGAATAGGTGCCTAATAGCTTCGTGGCTTGAAATCTATGACCATCTGATACATATTATAGTCAGATGGTCATGAAATCCAATGTGGAGGGCAATAGCTAATGAAATGTGTTTTATGCAAGGAAATATCTGACAGATTAAATGAATTAGAAGAATTACATGGAGAAGAATTCTGCACACAATTTAAAAAGACATTGTCGCATCCCTGTGAACCTGAGAACACAAATACTATGGAAGAATTATTAGATTACAAAAGAGCTTACTTTGAGGCAGGTTGGCTTGATGCTATAGAAGAAATGCAGAAACTATCAGCACGTTTCAAGATAACAGAACAAACATTAAATACGCTAGAATCAGAAGATGTGTTCCTAGGCTTACGCTACTTCACATCAGAGATGCAGAATAATAATATTTTGCAACAATTACAAAGTCTTCTAAATAAAGAAGTTTTAGGTGAAGCAAACTTCATAGATATGCTTAAAAAAACAATAGGCGATAAACACACAGCTATGTTTAAAAAAATCATATTGAAGCATTCGCAAATCTTGAAGGAAACTATAGATGCCACTCAATAAACAGAAACCAGAAAGCGATATGTATAATTGGATTAGCCATAGTTTCACGCCAATTCGTGGACGATGTCCATACAAATGCAAATATTGCTACGCTAAACACTTCACTCAAAAAGCATTACATCTTGACCAGAAAGACCTTAAATTAGATTTATACAAAGATAGTACTCCAGATAAAAGAAATGTCATATTTGTATGTAGCACTATTGATATGTTTCATCCTGACGTGCCAATTGAATGGATAGAAGAAGTGCTGAGACATTGTAATGAATTCCCTGATAATAAATATTTGTTGCAGACAAAAAGTCCACATAGATATTGGCATTTCACACATCTTTTCACTAAACACTATGCTTTATGCACTACAATTGAAACTAATAGAGATACTTCTAGTATATCACTTGCACCACCTACATGCAGGAGAGTAGTACAGATGGCGGTGCTTTCTAATAAAGGTTACAATGTTTCAATTACTATTGAGCCAATCATCCAATTTGACTTAGAGATTATGGTTGAATGGATGAAAGAAATTAAACCATTATGGATTAACATTGGCGCTGATTCTAAAGGTCATAATCTAGATGAACCATCATGGGATAAAGTGGAAGCGCTTATCTCAGAATTAAAGAAGTTTACTAGAGTTGTAATCAAGAATAATTTAGGGAGATTGAGGAAGTCAATCACCCCCACTGAATCATAGATTCAGAAGGGGCTTGTTGAAATAATACGCTCTACTAAACAAGCCCGGTTGACCAGTCTTAGTCCTTGAGCTGATGGCAAGGCATTGATGGGTCTACGTTAGATGCAAATATATAGGTACTATCGGGTGCTTCACCAGCCTGGTACTCTACGGTATATGGTTAAAAGAACTTCTGGGGTATGGGACAGTGCTGTATACACAAAACTGCATCATAACATTGACGAGGTGATACCGTTCGGGTTTGCCAGCCTAAGAACGTGTACCCGGGAAACCGGTGAACGGCCCAGGGGAGCCAGCCTAACGGCAAATTCCCCTACCATTCTATAATAGGAGGACGGCATTCCTCCCCTCCTGATTGTTCCAATCAGAAGGGGTATCCTGCCGTAAAATGATGAATCTTTTAACTCAAAAAGAACGTGTACAAAAATGGCATACAGAACTTGATAATGAGATATTGCGTTTAATGAGTAATAATCCCACAATTTGCCATGCACATAGTGCTAGCATTATGGAAGGCGAGATTGATGAAGTCCTTTTTTTAAAACGTGCAGTGGTTTTATTGGCTAAAGATAATGAGATTAAAACAAAACACTTTATGGAAGTGCTTCGCAAAAAGGAGTTAGAATTAATATGAAATGCAAGCAATGTGTAGCAAATAAGAAAGCGCTTAGTGTGATTAAACAGAAGTGTGAGGATTTAACTCAACAAGTGCTTGATGAGACTAGAGACCCATTAGATAGAGCTAAGTCAGCAACGCAATCTGTTCTGTATGTTGAATGGCTTGCTAGTAATATTGAGGTTACAAGAGATTATGATTATGAGAAAAGTACGTCAAGTGTCAAGTGTTAAATGAAGTTTGGTGAGATAAAAAAAAGAGAAGTAAAGAGAATAACGACTGATGCTGAATTTCATGATGGTTATAAATAGGCAAGGAGAAATTAAATGAATCCAAAAGATTGGAAGGTTAAAGAATTTCAGACTTACTTTGGTACCCAAGATAAATTCAGGGATAATTTAATCACACTAGCTACTGGTAAATATTCCATAGATATAATTAAATTTGATGAATGGTTGAAGGAAGAACACGGATATAATGAAACTGTGGATGGTTCTATGGAAGATTTTATAAAAGTCTCCTTTGGACAAGAAGCAGTGGAATTTATTGTTTCCTTGCTTTAAAAAGGAGAAAATGTATCTCATGGAAAGATTGTTTAATAATGATTATAGTTTAACAGAAGTTGGCAAATGGTTAGATATAGGTTTCAGCAAATATTTGGAAAAGATATTCACTGAATATTCTGAATATTCAATAAGAGAACTATCTCATTTGCTAACTCTAGCAGTACAACTAATAGAATGCGAGTTTATTCTGCGCGATAGAGATAGAGAATGTGAACTTATTTCACACAGGGGAGATAAAGAAAATGTTAGTTGATAAAAATGGAAAGTCCATAGATTTAAGAAATGTGGGAATTCGAGATAAGAAACACTTATGTAGATATTTGAGAAACAATGCCAATTTTTTCGAGCAGGATGATGATGAAAAGTTTCAAAGAAGGTTACATGCTATGAATTTAACTTTGCAGGCGTATGAAAAAAGGGCTGAAGGAGACAAACTATGTGGTTAGCTGGCACTCAAAAACCATTCACACAGGAACAAATTGATTCAATTGATAAGAATAAGTTTTGTAGATATGAGGCATTCAGAAGAACAGGTGTCGCAAATATGTTTGACATCAAGACAGTGCAAGCATTTACACTTCTACCAAATGTTGACATCCATCTTATCATTTGTCATTATGATGAATTATCCAAGTTATACCATGATGAAGAGTTTATCAATCATTATAAAGAATGTTTCGATGATAAGACATCAAGGATACAAGATATTTTTTTGGAAAGTATATAGTCAAAGCAAGTTGAATATATATTAATAAACAACATATACCTCATGCTAGTGGAGCGTAATGATGATGATACCACCTCAAGAGATAAACAGATTGGAATATTTAGCAAATATGTTTAATATGTATGATTATCCGGAAGTAGCACATGTAGTAACTATTATCAAGCAGGGTTTAGATGCTAGCCTTCTTGATTATGATATTAAACAATCAATCATAGCGACTAAGAACATAGCATCCAAGAAGGATATTCCAACAATAGAAATTTGCGATACCTGAGATGAATAAACTAGCAAGTTTGCTAGTGAAGGAGCTTATCAATGAAACCAATGAAGATGTGGGCTTGGTGGGATAATGAACGCGAGAAATTCGCACACATTTATGATAGCCAAAAGAAAGTAGAGATGTGTTTTCCATATGGGAGCCAACACGAAATAAAGAAAGGTAAGGGAAAACTAGTAGAAGTGATAGTGGTAGCAGCAAAATAGATTCGTAGTATACCATTACTTGACCTTGGTAGATTGAAATACTAATTTATCAAGGTCAACCAAACGATTAGTTAAGGAGATTTAATATGAAATTGAATCGGGAGATAAAAAAGATGAATGGAAGCAATGCTTTCGAAAATGATGATGATTTTTATGTAGAATACGATGATGAATATGAATGGCACGGAGTGTTTGGCAATCAAACTGGTTTCTGCTACTTTGCATCCTATGATTTTGACAGAGCAGAAATTGAGTGCAGGGATCTAATTAGAATGAAAGAATCAGCAGTCAGAAGAAGAAAAGTAAAATAATACTTAATTGGTGAAAGAGAGAAATAATGATGATGATTTTTAAGAAACCTGACATATTGTCTACAATAGATGATAAGTTCTTTGATATCGCGAAAGTCATATCAATAACTTATCAAGACACCAAACCTTGGATATTAGACAAACACTACGCTAACAGAATGCCTAATGTGAAATACAGTTTTGGACTTTTGTTCAAATCACAAATAATAGGTATCTGCACATTTGGTATTCCAGGTTCTCCGTTTTTATGCAAAGGTATCTGTGGTATTGAATATAAAGATAATGTGTTGGAATTAAACCGACTTGTGATCAACGATGGTGTTCCCCGTAACTCGGCAAGTTTTCTTGTGGCAAACAGTATCAAGCAACTTCCACCTAAAAGTATACTTGTATCTTACGCTGACACCAAAATGGGTCATATTGGATATGTTTACCAAGCAACCAATTGGATATACACTGGTTGCACTAAAGAAAGAACTGATATATATGCTGGCGATGGTAAGCATTCGAGGCATCACCTTGGTGATAAATCAAACAGGCAACAGCGAAGTGCTAAACATAGGTATGTTTATTTTCATAAATGCCCTAAAGAGATTAAGAATAACTTGCGTTATCCTGTTTTATCATATCCGAAAGGTGAAACACGTAGATATAAAACTCCAAAAATAGCAACCCAACAAATGTTGTTTTAGTGTTTAATCATTAGAGCAAAAATAATACTTGACAATTGATTGTTTTATGTGTTATAATATAAATATACATTTTCAAATCATTTAGGTCTCCTTTCATTTTGACCGATAATATCTCCTATGGATTAGCTATCCTTTAGGTCTCTGAATAAGACGGGTTCAAGATTTTCCTACCAAAGTCTTCTTTGCCGCCTATCTTATTCAGAACCAGGAGAGAAAAGGCAAAGAGGCATGAACAAACCAAACAAAAATAATTCAATACATGAACAATCGATACCAGATACGTGTGTCTTGGTCACAGACTATCCTGCAATATCCGAGCAAGCACTTCTAAATAAGCATGCCAGATATTATGATGTGTGGCTCATTCTAAGAGAAACATATAAGCATCAAGGCAACTGTAGTAAGGCTCAAGCGGCTAGCTTAATTGCTTCTCAATTTAACATCAGAAAATGGTCTGCTTATAGGATAATTCGTGAAGGCGATGGAATATTCTGGAATCTTAATCCTAAAAATGGAGAAGTTAAATCACACATCTGGATTGTGAGCATTGAGAAAGTCTGCCGTAGATACAATATTGATAAGTGCAGACAGAGTGTTGTTATTGATTTGCGCGGAAGAGAAAGCGTTCAAGAACGTAGAGCGGGTATCTATGAAGCGGCTATTGTTAAACAACCTACAAGTAAAGCAATCCCAGTATCCAGAGACAACATAACAAAAAGAACTGGCGTTTCAAGGTCAACTCAACTGAATTATGAAAAGAAATGGAAAGCAGAAAAGCAATATAATTATATGGTTTGCTGTGAGCTTGATGGTCTGACAGAAGAACAACAATATTCTCGTATATTAGATTTTACAGATAACATACATGGAGAATATCAAGTCAGAGAAATTCATGGTAGGAAGTTACTGATCAAACAAATTCCGAACATGTATATAGACCCTATGTTTGAATGGGGCGAAAAATCTGCATTAAACAGACTGAACAAAACTCTTCGAAATCCTAACGACAAGATAGCGATAGGGAAATCGCAAGAAAGGGTTCATCCTTATGTAGATAGCACATACCAAACAATCTTTAAGAATCTAAATCTATGGTCGGGGAAAGTAACCTTGAATTACAAGATAAATCATTTTTCATAAAACAAAAAAATGTCTTATCTCATATCCATCATAGGATAGGATACAGGTAATGGAAGCAAAAGGTTGGAATAGTCTTAGTATTGTAATAGTATTATTAGTTATCGTCATCTTTGTTTATTAGGGAGAAGTTGTAATGCTAGATAGAATAGATTATATTAGTAAGAATGAAGCTATTTCGTTGGTTCAAAAATATCATTATTCTAAAGTTATGCCAAGAATTACTAAGTATTGCATTGGTGGATTCAAGAATAATGAATTAGTTGCGATATGCACTTTAGGTTATGGAGTTCGTCCATTACATACAATTAGGAAATGTTTTCCTGATTTAACATCAAAAGATTATTTAGAGATTGGTAAACTATGTGTGACTGACGCTATGCCTAAAAATACTGAAAGTTATTTCATTGCTAGAATAGTTAAGCTAATAAAACAGACTTTACCTGAAATCAAACTATTATATTCTTGGTCAGATGGTATAATTGGTAAGCCTGGATATGTTTATCAAGCTAGTAATTTCTATTACGGTGGATTCATTTGGACTGAAATGTATATAGATAGCAAAGGCAATAGAGTGCATCCGCGTACTCTTCAAGGTATCTCTGATGGTGAGAAATCTAATGGCAACAAATTCAAATCTCGCAGTTATGAAGTTACAACTCAAATGGGTTACACCAAATATTTTGGATTGCAATTTCGTTATCTATATCCATTATGCCATAAACAAGAATGGAGAAAGTTACAAGAAACATCACCATTTGAATGGAATAGAAATAGTTATCCTAAAGATAAAGATTGTTTGTGGAAGAAACAAGTAGCCAAAGGAGAGCATGAATCTTGTGGATTGCCTCCATTCAAACATACCAATTATGTTAAGGATACAAACAAACAATTACAGTTGTTCAATTGAAAAAGGAGATACAATTGATTCTTCAAGACTTGAAATCAAAGAATCTTATTCATCCACCTAAGTTCTTAGTTGGTAATACTCAATACTTAACTAGAATGGGAAGTGAAGCTTATGGTGTAAGCATTGATAATTCAGATATAGATATGTATGGGTTTACTATTCCACCTAAAGAACTAGTATTCCCACATTTAGATGGAGAAATTCTAGGATTTGGTAAACATAAGAAAAGGTTTGACCAATTTCAAGCCCATCATATTGAATTCAAAGAAAAACAATATGATTTTTCTATCTATTCCATTATTAAATACTTCCAACTCTGTATGGAGAATAATCCTAATATGATTGATAGTTTATTCACACCATTTAATTGTGTAACATATATTACTAGCATTGGACAGATAGTGAGAGAAGACAGGAAACTCTTTCTGCATAAAGGTTGCTGGGCGAAGTTCAAAGGTTATTCATATTCAGAATTACATAAAATGCGGAGCAAGACGAGAGAAAGTTCAACAAGAAAAGAATCAATTGCTAAGTATGGTTACGACCTCAAGGGTGCTTATAACATAGTCAGATTGCTATCAGAAGTTGAAATGATTTTAGAAGAAGGAGATTTGGATTTACAAAGAAACAGAGAACAATTAAAGTCAATTCGGAGAGGTGAATGGACAGAAAAAGATGTAGTTGATTATTTCAGCAGAAAAGAAATTGAATTAGAAACTCTATATCAGAATTCTAGTCTACCATATTCACCTGATGAGCATGCTATTAAACAATTGTTATTGAATTGCCTAGAACAGCATTATGGTAGCATTGACATGATAGTTGTAGCTGATAAATATGAATCTGCCATTAAGGAAATAGGGGAAATTTGTAGCAAGGTTACAAAAAAAGGAGTGAGAACATCATAATGATGCGTTATCAAACAGTAAATGATTCTGTACTAGAAAATGCGTGGTTAATACTCAGGGAATGTAACGGAGAGAGCTGTTCAAGAGATGAATCTGTTGCGTCCTTAGTAGAACATATGGTAATAGATAAACGATTTGCTCATGACATTATTCATAAAGGACGATATGGTTTTTGGCACATAGCATTAAATGAAAATAACGATGAGAGAATCTATATTCATAGTAAAGGGTTGCATATATACTAGGAGAAACCTAGCCGATGAATAAATGGTATGGATTAACAGCAGATGGTAGCACAATTCCATTAGAGAAAGAATGTGAATGTATTATCCATGATGAACCACACTGGATACACATGGATAGATTGAAGCACGAACTAAATAAAAAATATTATGATAAACCAACAACTCTAAATCTTAAAGCATTGGCAATTTTAGAAGCATCAAGATTAAAAGAAAAGGAATATCATTTTAAGAGACTAAATATAATTGAAATTGAGGAGCATCCATTAAATGAGCAGAGATTATGAGAAACATTACAGAGAATTATCAGATAAATTGAATAGAGACAGAGAAAAGGATATGCAAGCATTATCGAAATGGTATCTAAGCACTAAGTCATTAGACTTAACATCTGAAGAACATTTAGAATTAATGGAACTATTAGGATTTGAAAGACGAGAATCATCTAATGAATTCAATTTAGAAGAAGCAGATTATGCAAGCGAGGTAAGCATAAGGTTCAATAGTTGGTTTAAGAAAAGGTGGGAATTCTTGAATGAATATTACAAAGTTATGCAATCAGCAGCGAACAGTTTCAACGATGCAGTATCAATGCTGAATGATATTGAATGGAATTCCGAGTTTAAGGTTAAAACAGAATCGACGATATATATAAATTGTGCATATATATTGTATAAACACTTGGACATAATATTGGAACAAGGTGATAATTATAGCCCATCTAAAACAGCTATTGTATTGACAGAAGAACAGTTCAAGGATTGGTCTAAGGCTATCTGTATAGGTTTTGGCAGAATAACTATTGAAGTGAAAGGTAATACAGTCTATCTCGTTTGCGATAATGGCGAACGTCACACCATCGGGTATAAAAAGATATGCAAACTATAATAACTAACACTCAGATAAGTAAAGAATTTGATGCTCATATCTATAATGGCTATAATCAATATAGCCATAAATTCTTACACTATGCTCAAGCAATGTTTATTCTAGCTCAAAAGACAGAGCATATGCTAGATGAGTTTGATGTGAAAGATTGGCAATTTGAAATTAAACATTTACAGGATTATTTGGAGGTACATAATGGGTAAAGTAATTATAGATAATCGTATAGAAGATTTCCCTGATGTTGATGCTCTACATTTAGTTAGCAAAGTAATGGAGAAAGGGAGAATTTCTAATAATGGTAAACAATATTGTCTAGGTACCGTATATGATTATCAAGGAAAACGTATCGTTATTCATGCTTTACTAAACAAACAATCGGATAGATTTGTATTAATAGGAGGAGAATAATTAAGCATGATGCGAGCTACGAGTCGCCTAGATAAGTTATGGAAAAGATACGAAACTCAGGTTTACGAATATTGCAAAAACCAATTTGATGAATATATAAAGCCTTACTGTATTAAACATGATTTAGAATTTACTACTGGCAATGGTACATGGTGGTTGGGTAAAGAGAAAGGCAATGAACTCAGGGAAGGAATCCCTGAAAGGTTACTACTGTATAATATATTAACTGAACCTATTCCTGGAATGCTTAGTAATGATGTGGGTTCATTAATGCCTGATTACAGAAGGAGCGATTAATTGATTGGTCAAATTGACCCGAATGATGATGAAACATAAAATAATAATTGGTGATGCTAGAAATATGAATGAAGTGCTAGGTGAATCAGTACATCTAGCACTTACTAGCCCACCATATTATAGCATCAAAGACTATGGTGAAAGCAATCAGATAGGATATGGAAGCTATTATCTGCATTATTTAAAGGATTTAGATATGGTATGGGCAGAATGCCTTCGTGTGCTTCATAAGGGCTGTCGGTTATGTATCAATGTAGGAGATCAATATCTAAGCGCTAAAGAGTATGGTAGATATAGAGTGCTTCCTATACATGCTGAGATTATAAGGTCTTGCGAACAAATTGGATTTGACTATATGGGCTCTATCATTTGGCAGAAAGTAAGCACTACTAATCCATCTGGTGGTGCTAGTATTATGGGCTCCCACCCTTATCCAAGAAATGGGATTGTTAAATATGACTATGAATATATAATGCTATTTAAAAAGTTAGGGGATTCACCTAAAGTTAGTGAGCATATCAAAGAACAATCTAGCATGACTAAAGATGAATGGAATGAATACTTCAGTGGACATTGGAAAATAGCAGGTGTTAAACAAGACGTTCATCCTGCTATGTTCCCACTAGAAATTCCAGTTAGACTAATCAAAATGTTCAGTTTTGTAGAAGAAGTTGTGCTAGATCCATTCTTAGGTTCTGGCACTACAATGAGCGCAGCTAAAATGCTAGAAAGAAATTCAATTGGTTATGAGATAAATGAACAGTTTCTTCCAGTGATTAAAAATAAGGTAGGGTTTAATCAATATGATTTATTTGAAGAGCATAAATTTGAAATAATAACGCAAAAGGAGAAGAATAATAATGTCAAATAAACCCAAAGCACAGTTACTAGAAGCAGATAGACAGATAAGAGCATTATCACCTAATAAAGGGATGACTAATGGCACAAAACCTCAAATAAGAATAACACTAATAAGAGGGTTTGAGTTGTTTAATACTAGATCATATCACAATTATGAAACATGGTCAGATGGATATAAGGCCGAAGCATTCGATGGCGTTGGTAATGTAATAGCACAAGTGTCTGCAGAAGACCTGGATGATGTCTTGGTAAAATTAGAAATAAAAATGAAGGAGAATGAAGAATGAAAGCTACTGATTACAGAGAATTAGTCAATAAGGAGTTACCACACCTGAATATATTTAGAATGAGCCCACGTATTGCTACACCAGAATTGTTGAAGATGGTAGCGGTACAATTGTTTTTGCAGAGGAGCAACAATGAAATCTTGATCGATGCAACAAGAGAGAATTTGTTAGCATTAGAATTACCCGAAGCAACACATAATTTTGAATAGTTAACGCAATATTAGACTAGGAAAATATCTTGCGTCCCAATTTTAAATTTCCCTAGTCTAATATAACATATTTATTTGTTATCCCATCCCAAAATTCCAGATTGTTCTTCAAGATTCTCATCCAACCATTTAACTTCCATAGGTTCTATTCCTTCCATTAACCTTGCCTTAACTTCTGGAATATCGCCATCCCATTTTTGTTTGAAGTACATTCTTGATTCTAACATCCTTTGAGAAGGTTTTAGTGCTTCTACGTTAGTCTCGAATGTTCTAGCCCATAAATGAAATAATCTTGGGTGATTTAATGTAATTGACCTTACACCTTGATTATGTAGCTGAACAGAAAAACTAACTTCTTCAAAAAAAGACTTGTAATTTTCATCAAAACCATCAGTCATCTCATAAGTATCTCTCGACATCATGAATGAACATCCAGGAGCATAAAATGAAAGCATAGGTTTATCAGGTATAATAATCGCATCCATTATTTTTGCTGAATTCTTATGTCGAAAAGGTGCTGCTTTACCATTTAATATTCCTTCAATATCATCTTCAATTATTCTATTGAAATCCCATCCAACAATACCAATAATAGGATTATGTTCTATCATATAAATCCCAGAAGTAAGCCAATTATCAACTATCATTATATCATCATTTAGCAAGCAGATATAGTCCGGATTTCCATACATACATATATCATTCCATGAAGCAGATATGCCTTTATTCTCAGCATGAAAAATAACAGGAACACCAAAATGTCGTGCTATCCAGTTCATTTGGTCACTATCTGGAGAACCATCGTCAACTAATAATAATTCTATTTTATATCCAACGGGTATATCATGAACCTTCTTAAGGGAAGTAAGCAGATGATTTATTCTATAAGCACCATTGAAGGTTGGAATTCCAATAAGTATTATTTTCATAGACCAAAATGTCTCCTAATTAGTTTAAACTCCATTGCTTCAGGTTTCATATTCCATTTCTCTTCAAAATAAGACATCTCGCGGGCTAACATTTGCTCTCGAGTTACCTTGATCACCTTACCTAAAGTTGAATTTTCGATATGAAATACTTTGGGATAATTTACTCTTAAACTAATTTTACATAACTTGTCAGCTATCATACAACAGAAATCAGCATCTCCTAGGCTCATTCTGTAGTTCTCATCAAATCCACCAACTTGATTATAATCAATCTTCGAAAAACAATAACAGTATCCAGCTAATTGCGTAGCAGGAGTTTTGACTACAGGGGTTTTGGGGCAAAAACTCAATTTGTCTTCATCTAAAGACATGAAATAATCAAAATTCACATGAGTTGATTCATACCCTATAACTCCATATCTTTCATTCATATCCTCCATTAGTATATTTCGGAAACATTTAGGAACAGCGACATCACTATCAATCAAACATATCAGATCATTTTTAGCATTGCTAGCAATAACATTCCATCCATAAACTAATCCTCTATTTTCTTCATTTCTTATAAAAACAGCATCATATTTTTCAGCTGCTTCTTTAAGATAATCATCATCATCTGACCCATCATCATAAACAATAATTTCATCTTCATTTGATTTAGAATGCTGAAGTGAAAATAAACATCTGTCCAAAAAATCAGAACCATTGTAGCAAGCAACCCCAAATGTAATCATAAAATATATCCTATTTGTTTACACATATGATGACAAACATATCTATAGGTATCAATTTCTTTCCCGCGCCAATTATCCATAAAAGCAAGAGATTTCATTTGACCTTTATTGGATTGGTGTAACATGTATTTAAACAGTTCTATCTGTTCTGTACTGGCTTCTGGATATAAAATAGTTAATACTTCTTGGGCATTAGAATTAAATTCTTCACTTCTAAAATGATGTTTATTAGATTGAATAAAAAAATCATTTATCTGTACCCAATATTTACACCAATGATGAAACATTCCAGAATACGTTGCTTTCTCATCATCACATAACTTTTCCAGTGAAGATGGAAGCTGGTAATGGCTATCTTGAGGAAATACACAATATAATTCATCTAGAGAAGGTGGAAATAACTCATCACCATATTTATGAATTCCTGTGATTCCCATTCTACCATATAATAGATATAGCTCTACTAATCTTTTCGGATGATGCGACAGAAAAACGCATCTATTAGGAATATCTAATGCTTCAATAACTGGCCAGAATAGAGATAAATAATAAGAAGTATTACAATAAAAACCATTGCCTTCTATATAGGGAGAAATTATCGTAGAGAATTCATCGATTATATTTTGGATTTGCAAATCGATGTCATTCACAAATAATCCTTGAATCCAATTAAAATAGACAGAAGATAAATCAATCTCTTCATCATAACGAGCATTTAATCCAATTGTTTCTAGAGCAAGGGATAAATGAGTGAGTCTTCCCGCACTGAGGGAATAAATTAAAGTCTTCATTATATATAAGGCTAACTAATCAATTGGTTCCTAAGTTCTAATAGCTCTAGTTCTAATGATGAAACACGCGCTATTAATGCTTCATTAGAACTAGATGTGCTAGAACTAGCATAACTATCCATCAATGTTTCTAGCGTATCTGTTTGAGAATGCTGATTTGTGCTACACAACTCTTTAACTCCCGTCGCAGAAGTCCCCTTCTGATTGTTTCAATCAGGAGGGGATGAATGCGACAAGAACACGTATACGTCTTTTATGACCTCTTACGTGCAAAGAGTAAGTTCCTCCTCGCCCTTGTTATCTCGTGTTGTCATGTTTAGCACACTATTCCTACCCCACAGAATGGTTTAGCACTAAACCACAGAGCTCCCGACTGGAAGAACATCTGGAGGTGTGGTGCAACGAGTAACTTCTCCTCTACGATGTTACGATAAAGGGAGCTGGTCAACCTGGGACTTGCCTTATCCATTTCAGACAAGCCCCTTCTGATTTGTATGGCTCTTTAGAGTCATTGAAAATCAGGAGGGGTTGTTGACATCTATTATATATATCTTCATCTACCGTTATCCTTTTCATCTTTTCTCCTTAATTTCTTTAACTGCTAATGCTATATTATCTTCATCAGTTAATTCCAAAAGATGTTCACCTAATTTCTTTGCAACATCTTCTGTTAACATGATTTGGTCAGCATAATTCTTGCCTGTTTTCAAGATAGCCCAACAATGTCTAAGTTTTTCTCTCAATGTTGGTCGATGATTTTCAGTACCACAATGATAAATGCAGAAATTGATCCAACTAGTATAATGTGGAGTCATATCAAATAATTCCAAGTCTCTTTCAACATGAATAGCTTCTGCACTACAATCACATTTAAAGTACATATAACCTCCATAACACAAATCCTATTGCATTAGCTAGCCAATCACCCATAGGCTTATATGAATCATCGCTAGCATGGTTCCAGATAGTCTTTAGTATACATAATAGTAGCACTATGATGATGCTGATGGCTGAATGGGTAAATTTACTTAACCATAACAGAGCGGTAAATGCTCCAAGTATATGTAATAATTTGTCGTAATTAGCACTTAGTTTATCATGGATACTTGATAATAGTTCTTGTTTCATAGTTTAACACCAATATCAAATCCTCTAGGCGTATGTAAACGAATAACTGAAATATCACTTCTCTGACTAATCTCCCCCACTGCTTGCTTCGCACCTGACGCATGAAGCGTATCATGGAAGATAATTAATCCACCCACGCTAAGATAAGGAAAAAACAGATTAAACTCTCCCATAACTTGTTCATAGGTATGTTCAGAATCTAAAAATATGAAGTCAATGTTTTCTCCAGACAAACCGTCAACGAAAATCGCACCAGCTTTAAGAGAATCAGCTAAATGGAATTTATATTTCCCTTCAAAATCTTGGAAATCTTGTTTCAGAAAACTTTCTGCAATATCAAATGTATGCAGAAAACCTACCCCATTATCAACAATTCCTTTCAGTATATAAGCAGCAGAATAAAAAGCACCAGTACCACATTCAACTAGACAAAGTGGCTTAGTAGCTTTCACTAAGCTATATAATAGTTCGCCTATGTCTACCTCAAGTCCCATCGCTGGTGCGATGCCCCATAAACCTTCTCTATGTTTGTCTTGTTGTTCATCAAACCAAGTTATTTTATCGTTGATCAGCATTGAGTTGCCTCATTTCTTTGTTCGTGGTTTTCCCCACAGTTTGAAATTTGCTGAAAGTCCAAGGTCCACTTCAGATATTATCCTAATGTCATAAATCTCGCCAGTAAAGCTGTTGTCAATCATGTGTAGTAAGAGTTCTTTTTGTATTTTAAACTTATCATCTAATACAGTTATAGATGGCATTTGAGTCTCTCTTTTAGACGAACCAACAACCATAATGCCATCTAAGTTGATAGCCAATCCCCTCGTGTAACCATTTAATTTGGGGGAGCTAATAATTAGTTTACCTTGATTATCATATTTTGATACACTAAGGTTATAGGAATCGCATACAAAAATCTCATTTTTGTGATTAACGCAAACATTATGTGGTTTATCTAAATTGCGAACAATAATGCCCTTGTTCATTGAGCATATCATACCTGGTTCAGCATAAACATTATTATGGTAAGTGAAGTAAATATCATCATCTGTCTCGTATAGTGAATTGATGTGGTTAATATCTATTCCAATACCACTAAATCCATTATATAGAAAGATTGGTTTGTCATTATCCAAATATCTCACAACATTATCATCTGTGCTGCAGTATGCGAGACCATGGCTAATATAATCTATTTGATGAATAGCAGCACCAATATTTATTGCCACAGGATTAACATTTACAAAATCGGCTGAGGAAAGTATGCTTCTACAGGTAGCGCAATAGATTAAACCATTATGAATAGTAATTCCTTTGATTCCATAGAACAGTTCGGCTTCTTCTTCCGGTATAGGCACATTATGCTTTGTGCATATTAATGAATCAACAATAGTGTTAGAATCAAGATCTATTTTAAATAATCCATTATGGTTTTTGCTTCTGAGAATACTAATAACTACTTGCATCATAACGCCTCTAATTAAAGAGAATAACACAGGAGTCTAACGCATGAATAAACGTAGTATTACTATGTTTCAAAATATTTAAAGTAACAACATCCATGTTAGCAGGATGTGGTTGGTCGGTACACCATCCTACAAATGTCTCGCGGTGGACTAACCAAGGGCGTAACCATATATTATCATCAGTCTGATTAGAATATTCCCCTTCTATATTCTTAGCAAATTGTTCCATTTGCTTTTCTTGATGAGGAGAAATGGGCTCCTTAATATATGTAAAACTGCCATTCCAGAAATCAAATAACACTTTATCATTAGTAAAAATATGTGGTGCAATTATGGTATTTTTACTGGAATGCTTCATCATATGAGTAAGCCAATTCTCTAAAACTATCATACCGCTATCAGGAAGAAAACACACATATTCAGCATCACTCATTTCATGTCCATAATTCCAAACTTTGTAACGATTATCATCAAGTTTTGTGACATGAAATTCAAGCTTGCTGTTTGATAAGAAACCAATTACATCTTTGGTTGGGTTGTTCACCAACAAATTAAGATCATAGTCACAATTGGTATGTTTAAGAACTGAATCCAATGTGGTTAAGTCCAAACCTATACTAGCATCTACAGCTATTATAATTTCTACATTATCCATTTTTCTTTCCCTTTATGTTTTTTTAAGATAGCCTCTTGGGTGTTGTGTTGAAACCCATCTGTCATAAAAATAATCAATTTCAAAGTCGTCATGTAACATCAAATATATCTTAATAGCTCCCCAAGGACCACCTTCACTCCAATCTCTTACATCACCAGAAGTATCCTGAACTATCATATAAGAATCTGGAGTTACTATTTGTCCATACATCTCCATTTCCTTTAGCACATAATCTTTAGTATGCTCACTATCTAGCATTACTAAAACTACATCTTCGGGAGTAATGTGGTTCTTAACTTCGTCAAATACATCAATACTTTTTCCTTTAATGAATATCGTACCTTCTGGTAGAGCATTCTGTGAATCATTAATATCAATCGTGATAATTTTTATATTATCGATACGACCTTTGGCTTTCATTAGTGTAGCCATATCATCAAGAAATAGTACAGTCCCCCCATTCAATGTTCCTGTTTCAACAATAACAGTTGGTGCCACATTCCACATGATTTCTTGATAATACATCAAATCAATGGGCCATTGCATTGGCATATCACCCATCCATCTATTGCCAGTTGGTTGATATTTATGACAGAAAGCGGAGTTTAATTGTTGTATAATATCGAGTTCGTCTTTAGGTATTGGTGTGGATGAAATTCTTTCTATGTTCATAATTTAATTAACAATCTCCATTCTTGTTGGTTCCCATTCATTATTGGATGAAATCCATGAGTTATTAACACTTGCTTCCAATACTCTGGTTTGTTATAGCCTTTATTCATATTCTCCTTGTAATGATAAGGCGTTGTACCTTGACAATCATCGAAGAATGTTTCTAATATTAATAGCCCATTATCACTAAGCATCTTATAAAACCTGCTTAATAGTTCTTCAGGATTGCTGGAGTGCTCTAGTACTTGAATACATACGATAATATCATACTTCGTGAAAGATAACTGAGTAGCAGGTACAGTGTGACCAAATTGATTAGCAAAACTAGCACGAACTTTCATCTCATTACTTAATGCTTTAACTATTCTTAAATGTGGTGAATCTACATCAGCAAAAGTAACATTATATCCAAAATGAGCAAACGTAAATCCGAAATTTCCTATCCCTGAACCAAAATCTAGCACATTCTTGTGAGTATACCTAAATAAACTAGCAATATCATAAATGTAACTATACCTATTATGAGCAGCAATGTTTATTAAACTAGCAGGTAAATCTAGCGGTAATTGATGTAATAAGTGTGCTGAATACAGATAGTTATCTTTATAAAATTCATCGCCAACCTTGCCACTATTCCATATTTCAGACAGATTTTGGTTCATCAATTTATTATCTCGACAGATTTCAAGCGATGACTCTAGAACACCTTCTGGATAAA